TCTCCCCGACATACGCCCTCTCTCCGCTGGAGTGGACCGACGCCGCAGTGGTGGTCGGAACCCTCTCATCCAGCACGGTGCAGAGTGCCAGTATCACAGTCGCAACAGGCGTGGAGAACCGCTACGGGCTGGGTGCGGAAGACCCGTCCTATCAGGGCATAGGCAACTACGAATATACGGTAAGTATAGACCATCTACGCAACACCGATGATGAGGCGGCGTCGCTGATGATAGCCGGTGCGAAGGTCGATGGAACCCTGACAGTCTCCTACGGCGTCAGCGATACCATTGTGTTCAACTTCAAGAACTGCGGTGTCACAAGCTACGACACCTCCGCCATCGACGCTGACGACGTGGTCGAAACTCTGGAACTGATGCCACAGAACATGGATGTGGACGTATGAAGGTCATAGAAACCGATATAGGAGATGTCATCCTGAAGATGATGTCGCTGAGGGACTTGGACAACGCATTGAGGGAGAAGGCGAAGCTCATCAAGGCGGGATACTCCGAGGAGGTCGCCGAGACCGTCGCCAACGTGATGCACGGTGTCGCTGAAGCACCCTTCGACCTCACCGTCGACGGTGTCCTCGACCTGCCGATGCACACCTCCATAAAGATAGTGGAAGGCATCGGGGAGGCCAACGACCCTTTGGGCGACCGGAACCAGCCGGCATCCGACACCGCAGACTGATTAAGGGAAGGGGAGAGGATGTGTGCCGAGCATGGGGGGAGTACAGCATGATGAAGGCGGGGCTGACCCCGTGGGATATGCCGGTGAGATACTACTCCTTATTCATGCAATGCCAGTCCGCAGAGGCGGAGATTGAGCGGATCGAACACAAGAAGGCGAAACGATGAGTGAACTCAAAGTCCTGATAAAACCCATGTTGGACAAGTCTGCGACCAAGAGGATGCAGTCCCAGCTCGGCAAGACCACCGCCAAGGCACCCACTGCGAGGGCGTCTGGTGGAGGAGGAAGCACTGCGGGAGGACTGTTGGCGGGCGGCGGAATCGGCAAGGCGTTGGCAGGGATGGCGGCATCCCTCGCATTGGTGGCGGCAGGAGTAGGCGTCTTGGTGCTCGGTATCGGCATGGTGCTCAAGCGTCTTGCCCAATCCTCGCCCATGTTGGCAGGCGTGCTCAATATGTTCAAAGTCGCCATTGATATGTTCCTTCTGCCTATCGGCAACATGGTCGCACGTTGGTTAGTCCCTCTTGCCAAGTCGGCAATTCGCTTCGCCCAAGGCTTCAACAAGGTCTTCGGAGAGCAGGGATTCTGGGGTGCGTTGACCTGGGCACTCAAGGCGGCACTGTCGGCATACCTCACGGCGATGATGACATCACTCAAGAACAACCTCAAGACCATCCTTGAAACGGTGCCGAAGATTTACAATTTCCTGAAGACCCTCCCCGATAAGCTGGTCAAGGCAATCAAGGAAGGCCTGAACGTCGCATCCGGTGCGGTGGACAATGTATCCTCCAGCATACAGGATGCGGTCGGCTGGAAGAGCCTCGGCCTCTACCCATTCGCCAAGGGCGGGGTGGTCACAGAGCCGACCCCTGCACTTGTCGGAGAGGCAGGGCCGGAGGCGATAATCCCACTCGATAAGATGCAGTCCGGCATCACAATCCAATTCAACGGCAACGTCTATGGCATGAATGATTTCGAGAGGCAGGTGCAGACCATCGTCAACCGCTATGGCAACAGGAGGAACTACGCATGACATTGAGTATTACCCTTGACGGTAATGACATCGGAGAGATACAGTCCATCACCTCCACCATCACCACTCAGGTCAAGACCTACTCATCACCCGGCACGGGGACCGATGACGCCATCGTCACCCCCGGTAGCGGTGCGATACGCACCATCAACATCACCGCCAACAGGGAGAGCGTCAGCGGTTCCACCAATGCGACATTCATCGCGGCGATAAAGGCGATAGTGGACAGCGACGCCGCAGACTTCGACCACGGCATCGACACCGTGAACCTAATAATCACCGACAGCGATGGCAACTATCCATCGGAGACAATCCCGGTGGTGATTTCATCATTCGGATACACCTACGGCCCCGGTGTCAATGAGATAAGCATCGACCTCCAACTGAACGAGGCGAAGGGGTGGTGAGATGAGCATACTGCGTTCCGCCATGTATGTCAAGGTCAATAGCGTTGACGTCCTGAAGTATGTGCAGTCCTACGATCTGACGCAAGGCCGCTCTCAACCATTCCCAATCCTCCGCCTTGTCCTATCGCCCGCTAACACCGTCGATGCTCTCACCACCGTCGAGGAGGGCAAGGTCGTCGAGGTCTATGCCTCAGGCGAGGGAACGTTCCTGATAACCGACATCGACAAGACCGACAACGAGTATCACATCACCGCCGTGCATGAATCGGTGCAATTGAAGGCCATGACCACCTCCGCCTATTCCGCAGTTGCGCCGGAGGGGGTGTTCACCGACCTCGCCACCGACCTCGGCTACGCATCGGGCGACATCTCCGCACCAGCGACATCATACGGCGACCTCGCCATTCCGGCAGGGGAGAACGCTTGGGAGGTCATCAAGTATCTCGCCGACCTCACCGGCCGTCGTGCCTTCTTCACCTCATCGGAGGCATACTTCATCGGCACGGGGTCGACCAAGACCATCACCCTCGGCGGTTCATCGCCATCCGTCAACGTCCTCGGCAGACCTGTCGTCACTCGTAACAATGAGGATGTCATCAACTCCATGCGTGTCCTCTACGAGATGGGGGAGGTCACCGACAGCGATGCAACGTCAATCGCAACGCATGGGGAACGCAGAGAGGAGAGAAGGTCACTCACCACCGAGGCGACCACCTCCACCAACACCGTGAGAGAGGATGCAGTCAACCTCGCATCGCAACTCATCATCGACAACAAAGACCCCATCACGGGAATATCCTATCAAGTGAACGAGCGTAAGCGTGACGGTAGCGACAACAAGGTATGGGAACCCACCTACGACATCACCGACCTCGGAACCATCACCGACAACTACACATCGACATCGGTCACAGCCGTGCCGTTGGAGAGGGTGACACACCACCTTCCCCTGTATGGCACGACCTACGAGTGGGGAAGAATCTCCAAAGGCATAGGGCAGGATATGTCGCAACTGTCCTCGGAGGTTGCTGACAGGGTGCATAACGGAACCCTCGGCAACGACCTATCGAGCCGACCTGTTGCCATCCAAGTGTATGGCGACCAAGACCTTGAGGGATTCGATCCCGACACCTTGACGGGGTTCTACCTCGGCAAGAAGAAGGATGCCCTCGGCAACGATGTCTATATCTGGGCTGGCGTCAATGATGGCACGGAACAGGTGAGGATGGACACCGATGGGAGGTTGAAGGCTGGTGCGGATAGGGTCATTCTCGACAATAAAGGAATCACGATAAATGCACAGACAGCCTTTGGGGATACTGAGAAACTTAAATGGAGGTCTGGGACAACTGATGTTGTGACGCTTGGTGCGTTTGTTTCAGGCGGTTTCGGGTCGTTGCAAGTCAATTCCACAGGTGCACAAACATATACATCCGATTCTGGCGGTTATATAGTCAACAGCGACTTTGACCTACCCTCCCCAGGTGGGCCAACAATATACATCCGAGCAAGGGGGAATTATGCAAGTATCTCGTTGGAAGCAACCAATGATGTTGTCGTATCAGCAAGACGGCTCGATGCTTTTGGAACAACCAACGGTGTCCGTGTCCCCGTAAGGTCAACAAGCCCTCCCAATCCACAACCAGGTGATATTCTGATAAGGGATAGGGGGAGTAGTTATTCAGGGCGTGACAGGTATCAGTTGGTGTTCGGATACAGCACATCGGGATGGATAAGGATTGACTCGGCTGTAACAGCAACGATAAGCAGTTGGTGATAAGATGAACATCAGAACGATAAGCAACGAGGAGTTGAAGGTCGCCTTCACCCTTGAAACATCAGAGCCGATAGAGATACCCGTTTCCTTTGTCAGGGATGCCTTGTTCCAAGCAATCGGCAAGTCCGCATGGGAACAGGGCGTAACCGTCAAGGTTGGAGACCTGTATTACATCAACGAGGAGGGAGAAGATGGGGATAAGGATTGAGACTGTCACCGTGAAATCGTATCAGCGTGGCGGTAAGGCGGTCAGTGTTGAGGGTGAGCCTCCGAATGTGGGGTTTGTTCCGATGGGCGTGTCATCCAACGGATACCCTGTCCGAATCGTTGGTGGGAAACTGTTCGCATACGCCTCCACAGAAAAAGGTCTACCTTTACGGGAGGCATCGGACGGAGAAAATATTGGGGACATAGGGCTGTTCATCCTATGAACCGAGAAGAACTCTTGGCTTGGGGGTTCGCTTTTCTTGTCCTCGGTGCGATAGGCGATGCTCTCACTACCATGTACACACTCAACATTTACGGAATCGGTTCAGAGGTTAACCCGTTTCTCCGTGACATCGTCCTCCCTAACGGGATGTGGCTGTTGTTCGTTGGCAAGGCGGTAGTGATTGCTCTCTTCCTCTTTGTCTATGCCGAGGTCGGAGAAGACGGGAGGAAAGACCCACTCATCATCGGCGTGACGTGGCTCTCTGCGCTATGGTGGATAGGGCTGTCAATCTCCAACCTCGACCAAGCAGGATTGCTGTAATTTATATATACACATAAAACACTCAATAAACAATGGCCGAACCGTCCACCATGATAAGCGTCCGCATCCCATCACAACTGCACGAGCGGTGCAAGAAGGAAGGCATCCACATGAGCAGGGTGATAAGGTTGGCGCTGTCGTTGGCGGCGGAGAACAAGGCATGGAGGAAGGAATGAAGATATTGACCATAGCCAATTACGCATGGTTCTACGGCTCACTCGTGGGAGTGGCCGTCCTCGCCATCTCCACGGTGGCGGTATTGATAGGGAGGATATGAGATGGCACTATTCGGTGAGAAGAAGGAGAGCGGAAGCGACGCCCTGAGCAAAGCGCTATCCGTCAAGAACGGTAAGGAGAACGAGATAAAGGCGCAACTGTCGATGGCGGAGATGGCGCAGGACCCTGCGGCCAACCCGGCACTGAAGCTCTTGGGACAGTGGGTGCTGGAGACCAAGCTGGAGAAGGACTTCCCCTGCGAGCATCGCACCTATTATGAGCAGAACGCCAAGGACAGGATAATCGAGGTCGCCAGACCCATGCACATCTTCTGCGATGCCGAGGCGGGTGGACAGCGTGATCATATATGGTCGGACTGCCTCAACTGTCGGGTCGCCAAGTATTCCCACACCGACCTGAAGAATGTCGTCCAAGCGTCCCTGTCCACCGGTGCGGGAGACCCGCACGAGGTCGAGGACAAGGTGTCCGAGGCAATCGGTGACACCGCAGGTAACTCCAAGAAGAAGATGGGGAGGATAGCCGATAAGGTCAAGAAGGCCGCCAAGGAGGAGGCGGAACTGTCCATGGAAGATGATGAGGAGTATCAGCGTTTCCTGGAGTGGAGACGCAGTCAGCAGAAATGATGATGACGCATGGACTTCCTCATCGACATCCTGCCCACGACACTCGGCCAAGGACTCGGCTATCTATTAGCGGCTGCTACCACCATAGCGAGTGGTGCTATGATGGGGTACTTCAAGGGCATCCTCGCACGCCTCTTCCGCAATGAGGTCGAGAACATCAGTGAGAAAGTGTCCATGTCCAACCTCGGCCTCGATGAGGTGGTGGAGATGATAAAGCCGAGGAGCAACCCCTACCGTCGATTGGCGAAGAAGGTCTCCAAATGGATGGAATGATATGATTGATATTGGATTGAACACAGGCATTGTCACGGCGGTGTATGATACCACAGTGACATTGGCGGTATGGGCGAAGAATTACGCCATCCCCATGGTGACCGGCGGGCTCATCGGCTGGATGCTGTACTCCGCAAGGGCGGCGCAATGGAGGGTGAAGAAATGATGCCTATCGAAGCATTACAGGACATCGTGGCAGGATTGCCATATATCACGCAGACACCGAGCGACATGACAACGGGATACTATCCCATCGCATTGCTGATAACCACCGGGTTGCTCTGCACCCTGATAGCCAAGACATACGTGGACAATCCCAAACAGGCGGCCTACCGGCTATCGGTGCTGATGGGCATAATCCTGGCACCCATCCTCGCACTCTACTGCGTGGTGCAGTACCTCATCGGTGATTGGGGAACGGTTGCGATAGCGTTCTGTGCTGTCGCATCGTTCACCTTGGCACTGCGACCGGTGCTGAAGTGGAACATCGCATTCGCCATCTCCTTGTTGGTCGCCATCATCATCTACTATTCAATCTCCATCTTCGTGAGTGGGCTGATAGAGTTCACCGGCGTCAGCGGACTGATACTCATATCCGCAGCAGTGTCGGTGCTGGTGTTCCACCTCCTCTCCATGACCGAGGCGGGGCTGGAGGCCGTTGGTCGCATACTCAACGCATGGCCGATACTGATGGTCATCGGGTTGGTGGCGATCGTCGAAGGCATCGCCATCCTGTTGGGATACTCGGCATTGGGGTTGATACCTGTATGAGCAACAAAGGCACGGTCTTTGAAAGACAGGTGAAACACTACTTCCTCGACAAAGGGTGGGCGGCGATACGCTCATCCGCATCCTCCTCTCCCGTCGATGTCTACGCATGGTCGCCCTCCGGTGATGAGGTATGGATACAATGCAAGTCCACTCCCAATGGGATGCGCCCTCCGGAATGGAACACCTTTCTGGCATACTGCCGTCATTACGATAAACCGCCAATCCTTGCCACACGGGTGAAGGTGGGCAGGAAGCTCGCCATGTCCTTCTTCGAGGTGCTGGACTACAAGACCGGGAACGGTGAACGGCAACCGATGAGACCCATCGACCTATAATTTTAAATAACGATAATGTATATACTACATTATGCAACACTGCATAGGCAAGACGGAGAGCGTCACCGCTGATGAGGTGGCGATGCTCACCTCCGAGATTGAGGAGTTGTCCTCGCACTTGGAGGGATTGACAAAGATTAGGAATGAGAAGGCCCTCGCCCTCTATGAGTCCGGTGACAACATGATTACCTCCGACGGTAGGCGTGTCATCGTGGACACGGGAGGGAGGAGGGAGGTCCTCCCGGAGATGGTGGAGTCCAAGTATCCCGACGTCTATGAGGTCATCAGGATGACCAAGATGGCTTCGTTCAAGCCACGCATCGGCATCAAGGACTTGGAGGAGCACCTCGGTAAGAGGGACATAGACGACCTGGTGGTGGAGAGGTCCACCGCACCGAGGGTGAGGGTGAGATGATGTCGGCATTCATCGACCGGTCGGAATCCATCGGGGAACTCGCCAAGGCATTGACCGAGGCGCTCTCCGAGCTGGTGGATGTTAGCAAGACGCAGACCGCCAAGGCTGGTTCATTCAGCTACAAGTATGCCACCCTTGCTGACGCCCTCGGAATGGCAAGGCCGATCCTCGGTAAGCATGGCGTTGCCGTCATGCAGACCGCAGAGACCACCGAGAACGATGTCCTCGCCTACACCACTCTGATGCACACATCAGGGGAGTTCCTGACGCACAAGCCCACCCGACTGCCCGTCGGCATGGATGCGCAGAAGACAGGCAGTGCGATAACCTACGCCAGACGTTACTCCCTCATGGCCGCCCTCGGGTTGGCGACAGAGGATGATGATGGCGCATCAGCACCTCCACGCAAGGAGAGGACACCCGTCAGGGACACTCCTCCGGCGGAGTTCAAGACTGCCGACAAGGTGAACGATGAGCGCACCCGACTGCTCACCGAGGTGGGGAGGTTGCGAACCATAAACAGCTATGCCGTCAGGTTCACACAGGAGACGCTTGACAAGGCAGGGGTGAAGGTCGTGTCGCAGTTGGATGACGATGCCCTCACAGCCCTCTACAACGCCCTGCATGACGACATACAGTTCCTCCCGGAGGCGTGAGTGATGGATGACATCGCCATCACATTCGACAACCCCGAGTCGGAAGGCGACCGTACCACATTCGTCTATTATGATGCCGGGATGCTCGTGGAGGTCATGGGAAGGAGTGGGACGGACAGCCGTATGCAGATACTCACAAAGGCACAGGCCATCCGGCTCCGTGATTGGCTCGACCGCAACATCGGGGGGGATGAGTGATGGAGGTGGAGCATCTGTCCGCATCGCAGCTCAACACCCTCCGGGAATGTCCCCGGCGGTGGTGGTATTATGCCACCGGTGCAGAGGAGAGGGAGATGGACAACCGCTATGCCGACTGCGGCTCGGCTGTCCACGAGGCCATCGAGAAGCACATCGGCGGAGAGCATCCCGACCATGGTGCCCTCACCGCCGACCTCGATGATGAGATGTATGACCGCTATAAGCGGTGCTATGAGAAATACCTCGCCATAAGGTGCTTCCTTTCCCTTGACCATGCGGAGGCGGAGAAGGAGTTGGATTGCCAAGTGAACGGCATCCGCCTCATGGGCCGCCTTGATGTGGTCGATGGTGATACGGTCATCGACTGGAAGACAGGGAAGCCCTCCGAGGGGGAGAGGTATCAGGCGGCCGTATATCAGCACCTGATGCGGGAGAACGGCGCTGTCGCCCCGAGGGTGCTGTTCATCTATTTGCAGACAGGAGAGGTGAGCGCCGCACCCGACTATCCTGTGGATTACGTCCCCACTATAGTGGAGAAGGCACTCGCCACGATCCGCTCGGAGGAATACCCTGCTACAGGGGTGGGGTGCCATTGGTGTCGCTACGCCCACATCTGCGGGGTGTCCCGATGAACTGCGCCGAGTGTGGCAAGACCATCCGTCCCGATGAGGCGATCAGGGGAAGATGCCCGGACTGTGCCGTCCGGCATAACGAACTGATGTCAGAGATATACGGTCTACAGACTGCTGATGCTCTTGCTGACGCCTTCCCTGGGGGTAGAAAATGAACTGCCCCTACTGCGACAGGGAGGTGTCCACCCACCCATCAGGGCTGGGTTGCATCTGCATCCTCCACGGCTTCATACCGAACATGGTGATGGTGCAAGGCCCGACAAACCAATGGCAACCAACTGACACCAAGGAGGACGTTTCCCATGTCAGCGAGTGGGACAGCATCACCATCGGCACGGAATCCAAGGGACGGCTGAAAGTGATGATACCCGTCGATGCATCCGACATCGAAGCCAAGCGGAGGATAGACCAGAGGATGACATGGTTGCATTATTCCATCTCCACAGCGAGGGAGATGGGGTTGGACATCCTGCCAACCAAGAGCAAGAAGGAGGTGAAGGAGTGAGCAAAACCAACGTACCCGATGAAAGAACATGGGTAAGGTGTACTGTGTGCGATAAGTATGTTCGCATAAACACAATCAACCACATAATACACGGCACGAACCCAATGAGGAATCAGTGGGCGTGTCCCGAATGTACTGACAAAATCGTCAATACGGGAGAGTTCAAGGAGTTGATGGAATGAGCAATCACAGGATTATGGAAAACACAGCAGTCTTCGGTGGAGAGAAGGATGTTCTTCATTTCAGCCATACATACAATGGCGATTTGACCATCAGCATCACCGATTCAACCGCTGGAGGATTTTACTTGTGTAGTTTGAGCAGAGATGAAATGGTGGCGTTGAGAGATGCACTGTCGCATTGGTTGCGTGACCGACAGATTAACGAAGTGTTGGGAGGAAAGTGAAATGAGCAAATGTGCGATAACCGGAAAGGACTTGTCCGACCACATCACGAGGGTGATGAAGCCGGCAGGGTGCATCCACCAAGTGCCGAAGGAGGGCAAGGGTAGGAAGGCACAGAAGAGGGTAGCGACATGTCTGCAATGCAAGAACTACAAGGAGGACTGAAAATGCAGGGAATGCCGTATGATTACAGATACTTCACCGCCTACAAAGTGAACGTTGCAGGGCGTAAGACCCCCCTCTATACCATCGTCAGCAAGAAGGATGGTTCTACCCTCGGCATGGTACGATTCCATGCACCGTGGCGTAAGTGGGTGTTCGCACCCAATAATGATGTTATATGGGACACAGACTGCCTGGATGATGTGAACAGGTTGTTACAGGATGCACAGCGATGGTATGTTGAATGGAAGAACTCATTGAAGGCGTTACGCAATGCCGAGGTGATTGAGTTATGAATTGCGAGAAATGCGGTAGCGAGAACCTCCTTGTCTATCAGGACGGGGAAGTGGTGGAGTGCCTCGACTGTTATCACCGCAAAGGGGAGAAGGAGAAGCGTAAACCCGGCAGAGGGTTCCGCTGGAGCAAGGAAGGGAGGAAGGGCGCCCCCGAGGAGGACGTCCCTCCCGGCACGGTGGAGAACGAGGATGCCGAGGAAATACTGTATGGGAGGCGGGGACATTGAGGGAGGACGTCCTCAATCAGATCGTCGGTGTGCTGATGCAGCTCGATGTCCACGGGGGCTGGGAACGCAGGCCCCAATACCGCCACCGTGCTGATGTCGGATATATCGCCGAGGCCGTGGGCATGGGGAAGGCTACAACGAGGAAGTATCTGCAACACCTCGTCGATACCGGAAGGGCCGCCGTGGAAGAGGAAGTCACGGAGATTGGGTATCGCCGTCACCTATACAGCATCAGGAGGGGCTGACATGATGAACGAAGCATCATTGGAATCCTATCACGCCATCGAGGACATCACCGACAGGCAGAGGGAGGTCTATCTCGCCATACGGGAGAACGGCCCGGTGACCAATCGGGAGCTATGCTCGATTCTCCATCTCCCCATCAACTGCATCACCGGGAGGGTGTCGGAGTTGGTGCAGAAGAACATGGTGGCGTCCTTCGGCAAGCGGCACGACAACGTGACAGAGCGTAACGTCAATGAGTGGGTCGCCACCGAGGTCGTTGAAGAACTCTCCTGAAGCATAAACCTTTTATACACTATATTTTTCTATTATAGTCATGGCAACCGCCGATGACATTCGGCAGTTCGTTTGGGGAATGGATTCCTACGACGATCTGACAGAGGAAGAGGATGATTATGTAGCGGAGCATCTCGAAAGCGTATTATATCCGATAGACTGATTATCATATTGCGGTCATAGTCCCAGGCCAGGGAGCATGACCAATGTGACCATGCAATGACCTGTAAGTCCGAGGGGCAATGGCCGGGAGTTCTCTCAGCCATCCCCGGCAAGGCGATACCAAAATCTTTCCTTTTTCCTATCCATTTTTTGTGTGTGCGTGTGTGTGCATGTGCATCTTTCTCAGTCTGCAGCGTGCGGAACAACGACTGTTGATACGGTATCTTGTGTGTGCGTGTATCACACAATTCCCTCGAAAAAGGTCTACCGATATAGAATCAAGGTATAACTCATTATTCTGTAATCATTTACTGTGATGAATAATAAATAACTTATTACATATGTATTATGTAGATATACACACCGAAAAACATATGTTCTTTATATAGGATATTCTAATAGGAATAATTAGTAATTGACTAACATATATTTTGGGTGTCCGCCCATAACAAAAGAGAGGGACAAAACTACATCAAAATATGGTAGGATAGATAGACATATAAATAACGTTTCAGAAGAGAGAGAGAGAGAGAGAGAGAGAGAGAGATTGTTTACCTGCGCCCGGCATCTTGCGGCCAGCAGGTTTCATCATAATTCATCGCACATATTTTTTAGATTGTTAGTAATTGACTAACTATTCCTATATGAATAATTTACTATAAATAACTTAAAACTATTTATAAGATTAAAACCATTGTGTATCCATGGTATCAAACACCATGATAACCGTGACCAAAGAGACGCGCCAGATATTGAAGGCGTTGGTCGTTAAGCGTGGTTTCAGATCGTATGAGGAATTAATCAGGTCACTGGTCAAGGAGGATGAACGCCTTGGCAGGTAATCATTCACGACGTGTCCCTCGCAGCATCAACGTTACCGACGATATGTGGGACACGATAAAGGAGATTGCCTCGAAACGCAGGATGTCCGCGTCTGCGGTAGTCGTTGACATAGTGTCACAATACATCAAAGGCTCCAAAAAACAGGAAGGAACCGAAGATGAGACCATCACCTTCGAATCCCTGAAGATGGCGCGGGCGCACAGGTTCGCCAAGCTCGTTGTGTCCAACCGAGGAATAGATGATGCCGAAGCCTACATCCGTGAGAGTATGACCAATTACGATGATGACGAAACCACACTGGAAGGCATCAACCAGATAGAGTTCCATCAATTGGCCATAGAATACCTACCCCTATTCCAAGGTGATGTCAATGAAGAATAAGAAGATACAGTTCTCCATCAGCATAGACAAGTCAATCGCTGAAAGGGTGGAGGAGGAATGTGCCAAGACCGGAGCAAACCGGTCTGAATGTATCGGCGAATTGTTGGATAGGGCATTGAGCGAATATCAGCCATCTGATTACGACGGCATAATCTACCGGTGATACAATGAACCCGGAGAATAAAGCCAAACAACACGCACAGCACATCGCCCAAGACCTGATGAACAGCATCGGACCGATGAAGGCGGATGAATACGCCACCCGGATGCTGGAGGAGGTGGACCTGGATGAGGAGCATATCGATGGCGGTTTCATGGTCCATGAGATGTGGGAGGAGGTCAAGGAGGAGATAAACCGATGACCTACGCCTGGCAACACGCCCTCTATCCCACATGGAGGGACAACGACCACACCGGCGTGGTCAAGGCCGTGACAGGCGCAGGAAAGACCCTTGCCGGTTGCATCGCCCTGCAATGCTACCTCGCCGACCATCCCCACGCCAAGCCCCTCATCCTCGTCCCCCGCAACGTCATCGGACTGCAATGGGTGAAGGAACTCGACCGCCTCGGCATACCCGGAGATGTCAAGGGATACCAACAGGCCCTCTCCCACTACGCTCAAGGCCGTTCCGCCGACTACACCGTAGTGATAGCCGACGAGTGCCACAACCTCCTCACCAACGTGCAGGGGCGCCTCATTCGGGAAGGGCATCTCCCCGAACACATCCTCGGGCTCTCCGCCACCCCGGACGGCTCGGAGGAACTAATCGGCGGACTGCTTATGGAAATCGACTACGACACCGCCAACATCTCCCCGTTCACCGTCCACTACCGCACCTTTCCCCTCACCGAGTATCAGAAGCAGTCCTACCAACGCAAGACAGATAGGGTGAAGGAGGACATGAGGCGCAATCCCGACGACCGCATGACGTGGTCGGTCATCAACCGCCGTAACTGGGTCTATGAGCTACCGCAACGCCTCGACCACACGCTCGACCTCATCCGACGGAACAATCACCGTCGCATCATGGTCTTCGCTGAGAGGAAGAAACAACTCCACGAACTCTCCGCCATGCTCGACAAGGAAGGCATCGCCCACGCCCTCCACCTGAACGGCGACAGCCGATTGCAACGCTTCATCGACCACGAGGTCGACGTGGTCCTCTCATGCAAGATGTTGCAGGAAGGATTCAACGACCCCAGCGCAGACGTCGCCATAATCCTGTCCACCGCCACATCGGCACGGTCGCACATCCAGACCATCGGCAGGGTCATCCGCCCACTGCCCGGCAAGACCGCAGACGTGCACGTCCTCCTTGCCGAGGGAACTACGGACGACAATGTCACCAAGGCGGTCAAGTGGCCGAGCAACGTCACAGTCAAGAATGAGGTGATACGATGATCCTCTCCTTCCCCCTCTACGGCAAAAAGACCCTTATGCCCATATGCGAAGGCGATGAGCTGCACATGCGATTAATATCCCATCTGATGGACAACGGCATTCCGGCACCCATTGTCAAACAGTCCGCCAAATGTCTGATGGCGCTAATCCATGCCGACGACCCTTCCGGGCACTCCCACAGTCGTCAGTCCAACCTCCACGAATACTACAACCATTAAATACTCCCTAACGTATATACCATATAGAACAACACAAAAGGAGAAAACCAAAATGCAGTCGTTCACAGAAATGAGAAAGGGCCTTGCGGCGCACTGCGCCACCAAGGCGGCAATACGCGAGACGAACAAGAACATCGAGGCGTTCAACCACAACCGTGCGGAGATCGCCCGGCTAGGCAAGGTCATCTCCGGGATGACCTATACCGTCCTCACTGATGATTTTGCCGTCACCGGCATCGACCGGGAGGATGTCAAGCCCATGGTCAAGGACCTCGCCGACGATGAGTGCATGATAGTCATGCATAATGACACCGGCAGGGCGGTCCTCGTCTCCGGCAGCATGGCAAGGAAGGCAAGGATGGGCAAGCTCAACAGCCTCTCCGCCAAGGTGGTGGCCTGAATGAGAGGCTTCACAACACGCATGGAGGTCTGGAGGACAGGCACCCGGCAATCCACTCGGGTGCAGAAGGAATTCTTTGACCAAGAGGAGATAGACAATGGTCTGGAAGCGGATCATTATAACTCCCTGTGCATGAGGTATCAGAACGCTGACAACGTGACCATCGTCCGGGGTGTCGCACCCCGTGACACCGCGTGGGAGGTCAATGTGACCGCATGGGCGGAATGCATCGAAGGCATCCGGGAGGCACACGACTTCGAAACGGCGGTCACCGCCTGCGACGTCAGCAACCTCGTCTTCACCCCCCTCGGGAGTGAGCCGACGATGCTCTACGTTGTCAAGAAGGATTCCATCACCGGAGAGCGGTGGCTTATGAAGGTGGACTGAATGCATCCCGTCCTCAACGACATCCCCATCGGCGACCTCGACAACATCTCCAAGTGGATCGACATACACGGGGGGGACAACGACGACCTCCCCGCTGTCGTCCAACGCATGAAGGACAGCGACCTGACGTGGAAGGACATCAGCCCTTACCGGCTTGTCTGCTCCTGTCCCATCGCCGTCCGGGAGTGCATCGACAACGACATCACTCCTTCCATGCTCGAAATCCCCCTCGACGGGAAACCCCTCGGCATCATGGTCAGCGACAACGACATCACCGCACCGGAAGCCCGGCAACTGTGGGAGGATTCATTATGAAGTGCGCCCGGTGCGGAGCCGAGGGAGCAACCATCGATGACAACCGTCTCTGCGACAGATGCTGGGGCGAGGTCGAGACGATGGAACAGGAGAAGCAGGACGCACTCACTTACCGGGAGGATGATGACGATGAGGATTGACCGTATAACCCAATTCCACTACTGCGATGAGTGCATAAACGATTATCCATATCCATACGACCCCTGCATAGTCATCAACGGTGAACATCCCGGTGATGATTACTGTGACATGGCGGAGTGGCACTCCATAGACGTCTGGAAACTCGGCGGGACGCACTCCCGCCTCGTCAAGGCGTTGGAGGAGGTCATCAACGAGAAGGAGATGGAGGAAGAGGAATGAGCCTCATCAACCTCCTTCCCCACCCCGTCACAATCATCGACGGCGACAGACTCCGGAGGATAGACCCGTCCGGGACGACCGCGCGACTGCGGGAGCATGAGGATGAGAGCGCCCCGGTCGACGGCATCCCTGTGTCCATCGTGATGACGGGCGATGTCGTCGGCATACCGCAACGATCCCCCGGCACCCACTACATCGTGAACAAGGTCACCATCATGGCATCGCCCATGCGGAACGACCTGCTCTGCCCGATGGGTATCGTCAGGGATGACAACGGCAACGTCATCGGATGCACACACTTAGGAAGATACGCATAGGAGGAACAACAATGACAGCACTGATAGCAACACTCGGAGCATCCCTCCTCGGGATGGCGATCGTGGAAACAATCTACCGCATGAGGTCGAGAGCGTGAGGTTCACCTCCACCGACCTCCGCAAACTCCTTCTCGGCTCACTCATCGAGAATGGGCTGACCGCATACAAGGCGCGCATCATCTGCCGCCGCCTCATGGGAGAGAGCAACGGCGACATCGCAAACGCACTCGGACTGACCAAGCAGACGGTCGCATCGGAGGTCTACAAGCACAAAGCGGATATGGCCGCATTCTCCCACCTCTGCCACGGCTGCGTCAACGCACCCGTCTGTGAGGACTACCTCACAGTGCCGGCAATCTCGGCTACGGTATGCGACAACTTCGATCCAATGGAGGAACCAGAATGAACGGAGAGGAACTGACGGACAATGAAGTCCAAGCACTGTACAAGGTGGCATCACACCCGCCACAATGGATGATTGACCGCATCAAGGCAATCAGAGAAGAGAAAGAGGAACGCATCAGCCCATATCCATGGCAGACGTATGATTGAGGTGAACAAAGATGACAACATTTCGTCTTAAAAATGATACACTCTTTGAGTTTGTCATGTGTCCAAAATGCAACGATGCCATTGATATATTCTATAGTGCATTTGAAAACCCATCGGGGGACCTCACATCACGCAATCTCATCGTAGAGGATGGATACCTATTGTGTTGGGTGTGTTCAAGCCTATACAATCATGTTGAAAATAATATGGAGGAAGAGGAATGACACATAGTTTTATACAAATGAATGATAAAGAATGGTTATTGACCGAATCAATCTACTCCTGCGAGGAATGCCCATATTGTGGGTGGTCATCCGATATGGGAACAAGGTGGGATCCTCCTGAACATACGGAATTTTGCAACCATCCGGCGAGGGAAGAAATGGAACACCGCATCGGGTATGATGGCAGGTTACCATACGGGGAATATCCAGATTCCTGTATCATCAGGTTGTTGGGCAATCAATATGATGATGATGGACATCCTGAACTGAATCTAATCATCCGTGGTTGCGGTGACTGTCCCTATTGCGAAGTATCGGTATTCGAGAAATATTGTGAGGAATGTGGAGAAACGGAATACGTCATCACCGAACTGATATGCAACCATTACAGAGTAGACCAGACAGACACGCCGAGGGATGAACGGTTGGAGATAACCCCGATACTCGACAGGGTTCCCGAAGAATGCCCAATGAAATGGAGGAAGAGGAATGAGTGAACTGATAGAAATCCCTTGCAGATATACCAAGGAACTGAACTTGGTGTTATGGGGTGCTTACAACGGATTGCACGTTTCAATCGAGAAAGGTGATGAGACATATGGAGGGGTGTTGCTGAAGGAGAAAGAAATCGAATTACTGTATGAACGGCTGGGCGAATTAATCGAATGTGGAAGGGAGGAACTGCAATGAACATAGGCGAATATGAAGTAGATATTGAGGTGGATGCAATTCTCCTCATCACTCTTTATATCATCATATTGTCCACCATAGGTCTCATCGGGGGAACAATCCTTCCCAATCAGTTGTTGTATGATATATCCGTCAATGTCTTGGTAATTGCAACAATAGTCATGTCCATTACAGTGGCCTTTATATTTTGGGATTATGCGCCATATATGCCAGATATAAAAGATGTTATAACAATAAGGAAGAGGTGAACAAAGATGAACGACACATTCGGCACTGACATAGACATAGATACCGATGAGAAGGTAACAAACCTTGAGAGGGCGTTCCGTGAGGCCGAGGAACGTGATGAATTCAACAGGCAACGGTTGGCGAATGGAGAGGGAATCCATTGTAGGATATGCGATGGTGTGGCCCTTCCTGAACACATGGTCGAAGGCGTATGTCTGTCATGCAACAGAATAATCGGGAAGATTCTAATGATGGCAAATGTTCCCATCCACCGTAAGAGGGCTGAAAAGATGGCGTTTGTCATCAGATTCCATGCCGAGGCGTTGCGGAGGTTGAGTGAATGACCAAACTCCAAGAAGTGATAAGGACCCATCTCTCGGCCATCCCCAAGGGGAAGTACATCTCCACTCGGGAAGTAACAAGGCAGCTCGACCTGCCGAAGAACTACCGCAGATATGTCGGCATAGAACTCGCACGGCATCCCGCATTCGCCCGATATTCCCTGTCCACCGGGTCATCGACATGGTACAAGGTGAAATGATGCCGGGATGGAGCAATGTTCCCAAGCCACCGTCCATCCGTGAGATGGTCGCTACAGCCGCATCACAACTGAACGTCATCACTGTCCACTCAGTGGTGGACACGATTTCCGAGCACCACCCCAAGATGGCACCCACGCCCAAGGAGGTCCAGCAGCACCTCCGCTATCTCGGATACATTTCGTCCAAGGAGAGGGTGTGGAGGCATCCATAATCCCATTTAAACAACAACTATGGGACCCGGACGCCCGTATGTGGACTGTGGATGAGACATCCATTCAACACGTCAAGGCCGAATTGACCGCCAAGGGATATGTGGTGATTTAATGACCCAAGAACAAAACGACGGATATGTGCTATGCGGTTGCGGATGCACAGTCCAAGCCTGAGTACAGCAGACTGGTGATAAAAGAGTGAGAGCACCCCTAAACACCTTTCCTAATTCTTATATATATACAAGTTGTATTTTGATGTAATGGCCTCTGACCGAAACTATCTCGTGGCGGACATTCCCGACGATCTCCCCCCTGACCAGTTCAATGCACATCAGCGGAGGGCGGACATACTGCAGAAGATGATAGACGCAGGACATCCCTATGGCATCAAGCAATCCAAACTCGCCAAACTCTATGGCGTGTCACAGCAGATAATCTCCCGTGATGTCAAGGAGATACAGTCCTACCTGTCCGAATCCCTTGGCGACTATGCCGTGTCACTCACGCAGACAGCGTTCGAGAACATATACAACTCATTCATGCGGAACGATGACAAGGAGAAGGCATGGCGTGTCCTGATGGATTGGAACAAGTGGCTGGAGAACCGTGGCGCACTCAAGCAGACACCCAAGACCATTGCCATCGAATCCCGTGTCAAGGACATGAGCAAGGCGGAACTTATGGAGATGCTCGATGCCCTCACCGAAGAGACTGATAGCGAGTGAACTGCGCAAACTCATCAAGGCGGAGGATGACCTCTACGAGTTCATGCGCTACACCATCCCCAACTTCATCGAGGCGGAACACCTGCGGAAGATGTGCGACAAGCTCATGGAGGTGGCTAACGGGAAGTGCAAACGGCTGATGATAATCACCCCACCCCGTCACGGCAAGAGTGAGACTACTTCCATACAGTTCCCGGCATGGTATCTGGGCAACAATCCCCAAGAGCAGATAATCGCCTGTTCCTATTCAGCCGACCTCGCCACAACCTTCTCCGAGGCGACACGCAGGATCGTGCAGTCGGAGAAGTACCAACGTATATGGAAATACCAATTGGAGAAGGACACCTCACGGAAGTGGATGATCTCCGGCAAGGAGAACAACCGCCCATCATACATCGCTGCAGGTGTCGGGGGGCCAATCACCGGCGAGGGGGCTTCTTGCATACTTATCGACGACCCCTTGAAAAACATGGAGGAGGCGATGTCGCAGACCATGAGGGACAAGATATGGGATTGGTACACATCCACCGCATACACCCGTCTGCACCCCGGAGGTTCCGTGATACTGATTCAAACCAGATGGCACTGGGATGACCTCGCAGGCCGTCTGCTCAAACAGGCGGAACTGAACCCGGAGGCAGACCAATGGGAGGTACTCCACCTTCCTGCCATCGACAATGACAACAAGGCACTATGGCCGGAACGTTATCCCGTGGAGATTCTTCAGAGCATCAGGGAGACTGTAGGTACCCGTACCTTCAACGCCCTCTATCAAGGCAACCCATCCACCGACGAGGGCAACATCATCAAGCGTGAGTGGTGGCAGTTCCACGACACCCCATCCGAAGGCATCACCATCCAATCATGGGACACCGCCTTCAAGTCCGGACAGGAGAACGATTACAGCGTATGCTGGACGCTTCGCAAGACTGACACCGGTATACAAGCCATCGACATGATACGCGGCAAATGGGAGTATCCCGATATGCGAAGAATGGCAATATCCCACTATCAACAGCACCAGCCCGACATCGTGCTCATCGAGGACTGCGCATCGGGGCAGACCCTCATCCAAGACCTCCGCCATAACACCGACATCCCCATCAAGGCCATCCGGGTGGACAAGGACAAGGTGTCCCGGGTCAACGCCATAGCGTCAATAATCGAAGGCGGCCGCCTATCCCTGCCATCCAAGGCGGAGTGGACACCGACCGCAATCGAGGAGTGTGCGTCATTCCCCTCAGGAGAGCATGACGACATCGTTGATGCACTCTCCCAAGGGCTTTCCCACTTGAACAAGTATGACACACCGACAACGAAGGCACCCACTACAGAGGGGCTGTTCGCCCCCGGCAGGAGGATGCAGACAGCAGGAGGATTCTCATGGCAATGATGAAACTGAAAAGACAAGGATACGGGCAGGACGACCATGACATAAAGAGGGAGCATGTCCCCATATACGAGAAACCGACAAAGGACAGCTTCTCCGAGGAATACGCCCACATCATGGATCGGAAGATGAAACGCATCAACGACAACATGAAGAAGAAAGACATCGAGGGGAGGTATTTCCAAGGTAACGACGCCATCCTCAAGGACAGGCTCGCCAAGACCCCTGACAGGACATGGCTCCCCATGGACGTCCTCCCCGAGAAGATAGCCTATGAGCAATTGGGCGAGATACACGAACCTCTCCAGATGCAATGGCGTTGCCCGTCCTGCGGAACACTGCACATGAAACGCATCCCCGAGTTCTGGTCGACCAAGCACAACCGCATCATGGCCGGTTGCTCGTTCTGTGGCAACACAGACCATTGGCTCAACCGCATAGACTTCAAGAGGATATGATATGCCACGCATCAAGGTGATAGACTGCAAGAACCCCATCTATGCGGACTTCATGGATGACGATACCGAGCCGAAGTGCGTATGGGTGGAGAATAGGGAACTTAACCTATACGCCTACGGGGAAACGGGCGTGGATGCCGCCAAGGACTTCGTATGGAAGTTCGAATGTATCACAGAGGGTTATGCGTTATCCGATGACGTGTATCTCACCGAGAATGCAATCGTATTCAAGCGGTTGTTAAGATGGCATCTGTTCAATGAACCGATAAATATTTAGACAGACATCTAATCAAAAAACAAAACCATCGGAACGTGATTTACAAATGAACACAGATAAGAAGGAGGATTAGACACATGTACAAATTCCTAACGACAAATAACTGTCCCGGATGCGTCACCGTCCGCAAGGCGATACCGAACCTCGACAGCATAGCAATCACCATGGATGCACTATCCCCGGAAGGCATGGCGGAGATGTCATACTTCGGACTGCAGTCAGTCCCGGCACTCATCACACCTGATGAAAGGGCGATCGTCGGGGCATCGAACATCATCGCCCATCTCAGAGGTGTCTGATGTATTCCACCGTCGCCATCGTCGCAGGTACCAATGAACTCATGCGGAGGACTTTCTCCCACCCCGAGGAGATAGAATACAATCATGGCGAGGTCTATAAAGCGATGTCACTCGCCGAGAAGGGCATCAAGACGCACTATTCCATGGGTAAAGGCGACAGCGTAGCGGTGCACATCGTCACCAAACAGCACATGCTCGAGGCGGAGGTCGTCCTCAAACGGGACACAATCATTATCGTATGACCCTGTAAGGTAATACTTATATATTGACAACATCCCTAATAAATCCCATGGGGGCATACGGCACTCTCCTCGAATCCTCTCCAGCGAACAAAGAGAACACAGTATCGCCCCCTACCACCCTCAACGACCATATGAGGTCGCCGTTTGAGATGATGGCCCGTTACGTCACCCACGGCAAGGGCAAGGATTCCCTCGCAGGAACCCCCAAGCCTGACCTTCCAAGGGAGACGTCAACGGCGAACCTCACATTCTCACGCCTACTGGAGATGGCGTATTATTACGAGGGGCAGTGCTCTCCGTTCTCCACCATCGTAACCAACCTCGTGAACTACACGTTCCGCAACGGCTTCCACTGGGAGCCGAGATTCACATCCAAATGTCTGGAGTGCGGAAGGGAGTGGAATGACACCGTCGACGAATGCTCCTGCGGATCGTCGCAGTTCCGTGAACCCGACCCAGAACAACAAGGCCACTTCGCCCATTTCAACGGCACATCATACCTCGACCGTGCCAATGACAGCCGGATGTCCCTACTCGACGTCTGCAAACTCACCGAGCGCCACCGCACCGTAGCCGATAACGCCTATTGGGTGATGACCAAGTCCTACCTCTTCAATGGCGACGATGTCCACAGTGTGGTGAAGGGCGTCATCCCTGTAGACCCTCGGGACATGGTCAAGGTCTACGACCGCCATGGCAGACTTGACGAGAACAGACGCACCTGCCTCATACACCGCGCGGAGACCGACCGCCTCCGTTGCCGCATCTGCGACAAGCCCACTTTCCCCATCGCCTATCAGACCCGCACCGGCAACGACATGCTCTACACCGAGGACGAGGTCATCCATTCCTCAGAATACAACCCCGGCATGATTTACGGTTATCCTGAGATACTACGTGCCGCCGATGTCAGCAACGCCATAATCAACATCGACTACAGGGTAAGGGACTACTACGAGAATGTCCACCTCCCTGCCATCATCGGCGTGACATCCCCTAATCAGGACACCCTCACCACCAATGTCCGTAAGCTCGTCGAGGCAAAGGAGGAGAACCCCAACCTCCCCTCGTTCCTCTCCCTCGGGGACAATGGCTCGATGGAGATGGTGAAACTGATGGAGGACCCCAATAATGAGATGTGGGAACTCCGCCGACGGATGGTCCTCGACATCGCTTCCAAGTTCAACTTCCCCGCCATGATGCTCAACGACATGACCGACGCCGGAGGCCTCAACGTGGAATCCGAGCAACAGGCCATGTGGGGTCAGAAGATAGAACAGGTCCGCACCCACTTCGAGCAGTCCCACCTTACCCCCCTCCTTGCCCATTTCCCCACCATCACCGATTGGAACCTCCGCATAGCCCGTGAGGACGATGAGGACACCCTTGCCGAGATGGAGGTCATGCTCAAACAGGCGGAGGTCATGCGGATACTCTCCGACATCGGCTTCGATGTCACATACAAGAATAGGGAGATAGCCGTCAGCGACACCATCGTCCACGACCGCACCCCGCAGCCGGTGGAGGTCATGAGGGAATCGAACTATGGCGACCTCGACGACAACCGGAAGCCCCTCATCGACTTCGAGGATGAATGGGACTTCATCACATCCATAGCCAACAGGCAATATCTCCAAGACAGCCCCGAGCTGACGCTCAACCTCGCCCTCGCCGCCGACTACGTCAAGGACGTGATAAAGTCCATAGCCCCCGACAAGGTAGAGGACCTCTACCGCATCCTAATCGATGAGATGTCCAAACCCGAAGGATGGTCGATAAACAACATAATCGGCAGGGTGCAGGACGCCTTCAATCTCGATTACTACAAGGCGGAGACCATCGCCCGTACGGAATCCCGGCGGGTCGCCAACATCTCTCGGGAACAGGACACCATCGCCAACGACCCTCCCGACGCCATCTACGATTGGGTGGGTGCGAATGACCACAGAACGACGAGGGTGTGCAAGGCAATCAAAGACCGCATCAAGCAGGAAGGTAAAGGCGTCCCTCTCCAACGCCTCAAGCAGATCGTCAGGGAAGAAGGCATGAGATACGCATCCCCCGGCTTCCGCATGATAGACGATTGGACGCCGCACATCAACTGCCGTCACACATACAGGAGGGTCTACGATTGAGCCGAGGCCAACTCACTCTTGACATTGAAATCCCCATTGACCAGATAGAGCAACTCATGGAGGATGAGGGCCTCATGCAACCGGTGGAGGCAGGTTTCTCCGCCGAGTACGCCTCGGACGTGGAGTATGGTAGACCGCCCGGCTCGAACCCCCCCATAGAGCCCCTCTTTGTTTGGACACGGCGGAAACTCAACATCACCGACAAGGAGAGGGCATTGGAGAGGGCATACGAGATACAGGAGAAGATATTCGAGAAGGGGACAAGGCCCCAGCCCTATTTCACCCCTGCCGTGAACAAAGTCCGCTCGGAACTCAACAAGGTGGACATATCCAAGGAAGGGATGTATGCCATCTCCGACCGCATCGTATCCGAAGCACAGAAGATAATCGAGGACAAAGGCATCACCGACAGAGGCGGTCTTGTCATTTCAGGATACTCAAGGAGGAAACTATGACGGGGATAGACCTCAACATCACTCCCGTCCTGAACATAATGGATGGGGTCAAGGCGACAGTGACCATCAACGGCAAAAGATACGACATCGAAATCGACATCAAGGAGAGCACCCATGCCATACGAGACGATTGAGGAACTCCCCACACAAGTCCGCCTGTCCCTCGATGAGGCACAGCAGGAGAAGTGGAGGGAACTCTACAACGCCCACCCCGGCCCTTGGCAACTCGCCAGGCGGGATGCGTGGAGGGCGCTCTCCACCCTTGAGGATGATGTTCGGTGGTTCTCCGCCTGGGCGAGTGTCCAGGTGCAGGATGGCCACGAGACTGTTTTCGACATCGATGCCATGGCACGCTGTATGCCCCCCTTCATCGACAACGGTGGCGAGGTCGCACTCATGCACCGTGCCGGAACCTACGGTACCATCTACGATTACGATGTCAGAGAGCATCCCTCCGGCAAGGTCGGCATTTATGTCCTCGGTACACTCTATCGGGGACAGCAGAAGTACGACATGCTGTGGGATGCCATGAAGAGACGGCTCAACGATGATGGGGAGGTCATGCTCGGGCTCTCCATCGGCGCATACACCGACGGCGGTATGCATTGGGTCTGCGATGATGAGTTATGCGAGTACCGTCTGATAACAACGGACATTAAGGAATTCAGCCTAACCAACACACCGAGCAACCCCCTGGCGTTGGGCATCGCCAACGGCAACGCCCGTACCAGGGACAAGGAGGATAAGATTATGACCGAAGAAGTCAAGAGAGAGGACGCTCCCGAAGGCGAAGACCTCCAGGAGATTGTCCGAAGCCTCGGCTCCCGCGTTGAAGCATTGGAGACCGCCAACACCGAGACCCGTTCCATGATTGAGACGGGATTCCAGGAGTTGCGCTCCATGCTGGAACGCAAGGAACCCGAGGAAGAAGAGGAAGAAGATGAACGGAACAGGAAGTCATCAACGGTGGCGGTGGGTTCTTCGGGAACAGTAAGGAAGTCCGCAAGGACTGCGGTCAAGGAGGAGGAACGCTCCCTGCATTCCGAGGAGTTCGCCGAGTTCAAGACGACCACCGAGAGGACGATAGAGGAATTGCGCACGCAGTTGCTCCAAGCGACCACTCACACCCCCGCCCCATTCGCCAAGGTCGAGACGGCCTCCTACGGTGAGGGGGATACCGAAGCCATCAGCAGGGTGTTCTTCGGGAGGAAGTAATATGTATGAACCTATTCGTAAGTCAAGCCGCCTCAACGAGAAGGCGTTCCTGAAAGATTGGGAGAAGCGGGGATACGCCCCCTTCATGGGCTATGTCGCGAGGAACAACCTCTACGACCAGCCCGCAGAGGTCATCATGGAGTCCCTCTCCGACCTCTTCGCATCCAATCCGCAGGAGGCACAGAGAAGCCTCGGTCCGATGGCAACGGACACCACAGGCGTGAACAACATCATCTACGGCGCTATGGCGGAAGCCAATATAGTGCAGTCCGCCAACACCTTCTCCCTCATGGGGAAGGCTGTCCATGAGCATAGCGGTTTCCGTGCGCTCACCACGGCATCGTCCACGGCACTGCCCGGCCTCGCCGAGGACAGCGGCCTTCCCGCCGATGTCATAGCAGACTATGCGGTGGTCGAGGTCAAGCCCAAGGACCTGCACCACGGAACCGCCATAAGCCACCTGCAGATGAACCTTGAGAACAAGGATGATGTCCTCGCCGCCGCCAACACAGTGGAGGTCGAGCGTCAGCAGTTCTATGCGCGGCTGAACCTCAACCTGCTCTATGACGTGAACGACGGCGCCCCCGGTGATGCTCACATGGCATCCCTGCATGGGCTGATCGAGAGCTACAACCACATCAACGCATCGGCCGGCGTCGTTGACAACAGTGCCGACTTCTACAACGTCGACCGCGACAGTGCCGCCTCGTGGGCTGACGCTTACGTCAACTACAACACGTCGGCCGCCGACACCCCGAGGACGTTCAACCTGTCCTACCTCGATGAATGCATCACCGAGGCCGGCAAGGCACGGCTCCCGGCGACCTCCCCCTACGGTGGCGGGATACTGCTGACGGGACACGACACTCTGAATGTCCTCACGCAGTTGGTCGAAGGTAAGCAGCGCCTCGGCTATGAGCGCCCGGTCACTGTGGGATTGAACGGCGTCAACACCGCACCCGGTCAGGAAGGCTCCATGCTCGTGGACACCTACAAGGGATTCCCCCTGTTCGTCGACAGCGTGATGCCCGAGCCCAACAGCGGTCTGCCCGACATCCTCGGATTGGACACATCCACTGTCCGGCTGTCCATGCTGAACGGTGTGGAGTTCCACTCCACCGCAGGCAACCCTTACCTCGCAAATGGTTACAAGGACCGCTATGCGTGGCATATGCAGGGCAACGTGTGGGTGACATACCCCGGCGCACAGTTCAAGCTGACCGACATAGAGTGAGGTGCGACGATGACGCATACACTCACAATCAACAGCAGGGAGAACGTCGGCAGGGTGGTCATGTGCTACGGCACAATCGACATCACGAGCTACACCGCCGCAGGAGAGGTCATAGACCCCTCGGAGTTCCAGTTCATCCAAGGACTGCGTCAGCTCATCCTCTCCCCCTCCGAGACCGGCTACATCGGCTGGTTCAGCGACAGCGACAACAAGGTCATTGTCCGTGGGACGGGAAGTGCGGAGAAGGCGGCCGGAACCGCGGTAGATGCCGCCACCGATGTCGGCGAGATGCCCTTTATAGCAATAGGAGTGTGAACACGTGAATTACAGATTCAAAGGACCCGGCCGCAGGACATTCGTGAAGATAGTCCTCGAGAGCGGCAGGACGGTCCGGTTCCCCGATGCCGGAAAGAACCCCAACGGCGGAGGATGGTGCGACATCCAGAATGAGGATGTCATCAGAGCAATCGAGGCGAAGATCGCCAACGGGGATTCCCGTTGGGAACGTCAGCCCCTCGATGTCGCTGAACCAGATTCAGTCAAGGAGATAAAGGAGAGGAAGAAGTCCAAGAAGCGGCCTCGCAAGACCCCTCTCCCCCCTGAACCGAAGGATGTCGAGCCTGAACCCGAGCCTGAACCGGAACCGGAAGAAGAGGAGGATGACCTATGACATATACAGCAACGACACTCGGCTCCCGAGTGAGTTTGGAGAACTACATCGAGACCACCCTCAAGCTGGACATCACCAGCTACACCACGGGTGGCGAGGACCTCTCCGATGACCTTGCGGTCACCATGCCCAACTCTGTTGTCGGTATGGTCAGTTGCGTCAGCAACGAGAGTGGAAAGTTCGGATGCCCCGTATTCGACCTTGACAACCAGAAGCTGATGTTCTACGACCTTGTGGATGGCAGTCAGGAAGGCAGCACCGACGACATGGGTGTGTGGATAGCGACCTTCAGAGGGTGGTGACGTGGCTCGGAGTGCCGCCGCAGGTGGGGTGGCATCATATGCCGATGACGTTACCGTTCCGGGTAGCGACAGCTACACCACCGTGGGTGCGGAGGCATCCGTCCTGAGGGCGGAACAGTCCACCATCACCTGCAAGGTCGTATCCACCGACGCTGGGGACAGCGATGTGGTCGCATTCCACTTCCTCGGACGGGGAGAGGACCAATCATGGCCGACCATCGCATCGTGGATAGTCAATGTCCCCACAGCGGGGAACGATACCGCGATAAAGGAGGCGGTGGTCAACGTATCGCCATACGTCCGCATCAAACTGTTGAAGATAGTCAACGGAAACGGCAATGCCGTGACCGCCAACGCCTCGGTGGGATATACCTACTAAACCCCTTAAACAACCCTTTTTCCCGGTGATGACATGAACCGCAACAATCCCTGCAACATAACGATGAACCCCGATGTCAATCAACCCATCAACGAGGGTATATACGCACCCGATGACCATCACCCAGCGATGAGCCGTGACCGTATCCTACATATGCAGGGCATAGTCCAAAGGGATTCCAAGCGGTCACCCACCGCATCCACCCTGACAGGCTCACCCCTCGACGACATCCCCGGTTTCGCTGGTGATGTCATCGCCACCTATGACGACACCGAGACGGAAGGCAAACTGAAGGACTTCGCTGGAACGGCAGACATGACACTCGCAGGGACTGTCTCCCCCGTGCCCAATGAGTTCCTTGGTTTCAAGAAGGCCAAGCGGATCGTATTCACCCCATCCGCCAACGGCACTCTGCGGCTGCTCTTGAAGAACAGCACGGGAACGGACAGCGGGAACACTGTTTACGCACCTCGCACCGATAACGAGCATTTCCACTTCACACTCTCACGGGATGATGACACCCCGTTCGCATCCATCCCCTTCTATGTCCAATACTACGGTTCCGATACCTTGGTGGACATCTTCAGCGATGCAGGGGACATCACCCTGTTCTACTCCCATGATTCATGGACAAACCAGACGGTGGTAGTCCCCACCATCGAGATAGATGAGGATGACCTCGTTGCATCATACGACATGGTTCATTACACCGATAGCACTTTAACGTCACGATACGGTGATGGTGCCACAATAGAACCACAATCCTCTGAGTTTCCAGATGTGTCCGCATATGAATCCAGCGGAACAATTGGCTATGATGAATCCCTTATTCGTGATGCGCCTGTTGGTGCAGTGGCAATTACCAATGTCACTGAATTACAGGCGATTAAGGATGACCTCTCCGCAACATACTATCTCGCAAACGACATTGACGCATCAGCCACGGCAACATGGAACCCTGACGGAAGTGGCGGTTATCTTGGATTTGAGCCTGTTGGCAATGTCGCCACACCGTTCACGGGTGCTTTGTATGGTAACGGTCATACAATAACAGGACTGTTCTCCGCTGGTGGTAATGCTGACGGTTATGGCGGATTGTTCGGAAGGACATCTAGTTCGGAAATATATGATGTTGGAGTTGTGGATTATGAAATAACAGGCACATCATACTCAGGCGGATTGGTCGGTTACAACCGTGATTCATCAACCATAACCAACTGTTACGCCACTGGTTCTGCGACTGGTTCATCACACACAGGCGGATTGGTCGGTTATAATTATTATTCATCCATAATCACCAACTGCTATGCTACTGGTTCTGCGAGTGGAACATACACAGGCGGATTGGTCGGGTATAATCGTGATTCATCCACAATCACAAATTGTTATGCGACTGGTAATGTAAGTGGTACAGAAAGCACGGGCGGGCTGGTCGGTTATAATTATTATTCAACCATAACCAACTGTTACGCCACTGGTTCTGCGACTGGTTCATCACACACAGGTGGTTTGGTCGGATTGAACGATAATTCATCAACCATAACCAACTGCTATGCTACTGGTTCTGCGACTGGTTCATATACAGGTGGTTTGGTAGGATATAATCATGATTCATCCATCATCATTGATTGCTACTCCACAGGCATCCCAGATGGCTCAACAGATGGCGGTTTGGTAGGACTTAATGAAACCAGCCAAGTCCTTGGCTCATATTGGGACACCACCACATCGGGATTCACCACATCCGATGGCGGAACAGGGCTGACCACAGCGGAGATGCAGACCGCATCCAACTTCGAGCTTTGGCATCCACTCACTTGGAGCATTGCCGATGGCGAGTATCCACAATTCCAGCCATCTCCGACAATCACGATATGGGTTGTTTCTGGAACCATCTACAAATACACCAATGTGGGCGGAATATCTGGCACTACCATCACAGGCGATGGCGTCACCCTTGACCGTGCCTACAACCAATCAATCGTCATGCCCACCGCTGATGATGTGGTATTCCATCGCAAGGAAGTGGCAGGGGAGTATCCCCTCGTCACCATGCCCGACATACCACCCGAGCCGACATTCAGCGGTAGCACTATTGTCGTAGATGCCGCAGGGGGCGGTGACTACACAACAATCTCCGCCGCCATCACCGCCGCCTCCGCAGGGGACATCATCGAGATACGGGATGGAACGTATAATGAGAGTGTTGAGGTTGATAAATCGTTAAAATTAGTCGGTGAGAGCCGTGCAGGAACGATAATCAGCGGTGTTGATTTTCAGATTACAACCACCGCACAGGTCATGATAAGCCAAATGACGATACAAACATCGGGCGGTGTTTATTCTGTTGTGTTAAAAGCACGAGGTCAAACTTACATTGAATCAGTTGATTTTCAATCAGGTGATTTAGGTGTCCTCTTTAATGGCGATGTTGTGCTCATCAATTCAACATTTGATGATAACCGTTATGGGTTTGCCACTGGGTATAATGATAAAAAAATGTATGTTGTGAATTGTTCTCTTGACACAACCGGAAAAGGTCTTTATTATCATACCAAAAATCTGATTGTGATTAACAGCACAATGTCTTTATTTAGGGATTCTCCCGATTTATCAGGACAGAATCATATATTAATCAATAGTAACATTGTTTCAATGAAAACGGGGAAAGATGATATTTTTAACGCTGATACTTTGACATCAACATCAATCACCCTCTCCGACACCGCAACCCTCTCCGCCAACGTTCTGATTGCCGACAGCGTGACTGTCGATTCAACGGCAACGCTCAACGCTGACATACACATATCACCCACGGAGACCACGGTGAATCATGGGACATACTACCACATCGGTCTGCTCTCCGATTCCCTGACCGAAGCCACGGAGACCGCAGTCCTTGCGGACTTCCTTACTGTTCCCGAAGAACCCACCGCCACCGTTGATGACTTCCTGTTCCGTGCCACCGACTTCAATGGCACAGACCAATACGGCACAGTCGCACTACCCTATGGTGCGGAAGGCTCAATCGCCATCCGTTGGTCTGCCTTCGACCTCGCATCCACGACACGGCAGACGATACTGTCGCTGTATGAGGATGCCGACAACCATTGCTCATTGTCCTTCGAGGGTGGCGATCTAATCCTCGAAGAAGTCACCGCAGGTTCAGTCGAGGAGACCCTCACCATCACCCCCGCCAATGCCGATGTGCAGATGTCCGTAATATCATGGAACGCCACATCCCTCACATTCCACAACGCCTCCCGTGGCGGTTCCATCGTCAAGGAGACGGGAACGAACGGGGTATGCGCTGGAGGCCTCTTCATCGGGCAACTCGGCAACGATACTCAATGGGCGAAGTTCATCCTCCGCCGTCTGTCCATCTATGACCGCGTCCTCACCGATGAGGAAGTCCGCATCCTGATTGAGCATAACCTCCAGAGGACATTCACCTACGCACCGAACACCTCCTTCGCCCTGCTCAACTCCGATGCCATGCCTTCCTACGCCACGGATGACAACTACAAGGTCGCCCAAGTGTATGATGGAACGGAGAAGCTCACCGCCATCAACGATGAGAGGATTCCCCTGACCGCAGACGTGGTGAACCTTTACGCCCTGTTCAAGCCCACCACAGGCGATGACCAAGAAGTGTTCTCCAAGACCGACGGTGCGACCAACATCCTCACCATCACCTACAACGCCACCGCCAAGACCTTGACGGCATCGGCAGAGGACGGGGTGGGCAACAAGACCGCCACCATCTCCGCCCTTGAACAGCGTTGGATTGGATGCCACGTCAAACTGAAGGACAACTCCCTCGAGCTATACGCATCCGATGGGCTGACCTCAGGCATCGCCACCGCATCGCTGTCCACCCGACAGAAGGATGCCGACCTTGCCGTCACCATAGGCGATGGGCTGAACGGAAGGATTGCAGAACTCAACATCTGGGAAGGGGAGGATGATTGGATGAGCGATGACCTGGTAATCAACAACATACACCAAGAGGTGGGGTGGCAATGACCTACTGCACTGCGACTGACGTGGCATCACTGTTACGACTGACCGAGCAGGATGACAGCGGTGTCATGGGAAGGGTGACATTCACCACCACCACCGACCCCACCCTCTCCGAGGTCAATGCGTGGATAGAGGAGGCGGACGACGAGATAGACCGCATCACCCATTCCTCGTTCGGCGAGAAGCAGGTCATTGCCATCAAGAAGTCCCGTATGCCCTACCGCAACACCGGCGGGATGAGGAGGCTCTTTCTCGACCACCGCAACCTCCTCGATTGGGACACCGATACGGAAGGGGACAAGTTGGAGAAGTGGGAGGACGATGCGTGGTCGGAAGTCGATACTGACGATTACCACGTTGATGAGGAGGACGGCATCATAATCATCGGGGACGCTATCGGCTACCCGTCGATGCCCATCACCCGACTTGCACCGATGAAGGTCAAGTATCGGGTGACATACCGCATAGGGTCAGCAATAGTCCCACCCAGCATAAGGAAGGCGTCGGCTATGCTCACTGCGATGCGGATCGTCGGCTCGGATGACTATCGCAAAATCCTGCCATCTGGAACAGACGCATCCTCGGTGGATGCCAAGCTTGACCGCATGAGGAAAGAGGTCGATGGCATCCTCTCCCGATACCAAGAGATGATGGCGGTGGTCCCGTGACCGTCGAGGACACCATCAAGCAATACATCATCGACCAATGGGAGACCTACACCCCCACCAAGCTCATCAACACTGCCACACAACTACAGGCAATCAACGACAACCTGTCGGGCGACTATACCCTCAATGCCGACATCGACCTTGACGGCGTGGACTTCACCCCTCTCGGCAATGACGCCGAGCACTTCAGCGGAACCTTCGATGGCAACGGGCACACTATCAGCAACCTGACCATCACGGGAACCGATGACAACGTCGGATTGTTCGGTCACGTCGGAACCGAGGAAGGGACGACGACAATCAAAGACCTCTTCCTGACGGGATTCTCCATCGAGGGGAACGAGTATGTCGGCACCCTTATCGGCAGGACGACCGGCAACAGCGACACCACCGTAACGGGATGCTATGCCGAATCATCCACCGTCACAGGGCTCTCCGAGGTCGGAGGGCTGTGCGGTTCATGGTCATCTTTCGAGGAATCCGTCGGAGGCACCAACAACCCCGTGATGAGCAACTGTCATGCCGACGTCACCGTCACAGGCGGGACGGGCGGGGTGCAGATAGGTGGGCTGATAGGGTGCGGTCAGAAGGGGACTGTCATCAACTGCTATGCCCATGGGGATGTCACCGGGGACGGTGGGGATGCGGTCGGCGGACTTGTTGGTTGCATCGCATACAACGGCATTATCGAGGACTGCTACTCCATCGGCGTGGTCACCGACCTCGGTGATGGAACCGACTATGGAGGCCTCATCGGCAACAACACCGGTCTCGGAAGCAATGACGGGGAGGTCTCAGAATCCTACTGGGACACCACCACATCTGGACAGGCGACATCGGCGGGGGGGACAGGATTGACCACATCGGAGATGCAAGACCCTGCCAACTTCGCAACATGGGATACTGAAGTGTGGACACTCACGGATGGCAGTTACCCATCCTTGACCTACGCCACCACAAGCACAGAATACACCAACTACCGCCTTCCGGTCTTTGTGTCGGACTACGACATGATACACGGGCAGATGCAGGAACGGGACACTATCTACATCATCAGAACGAGCTATGACAATACCGTCAAGGGCATCGGCTACCATGCGAGGGACAGGGTGGAATCATACCAACTGCACCTCTACGGCCCCAGCCGTGACCGAGGGGACGCAATCCGCACCAAGCTCGAAGGCATCCTCGATGACCGCGCCCTGCGCATGAGGTATGACGGCATCGACGCTCTGCTCTTCGTTGACGGCGGGAACCGCATGGAGGGGATGAAACGTGCATACGGTCAGGTCTACGACATCAGGATACAATACAGAGGTGAGATAATATGAGCATAGCACTATCAGGGACGGACGTCAAAGTCATGTGGGGTTTCGAGGCGGTCGCTGGGACTGCCGACACCACCGACAAGGTCTTCGGGGTATGCCCGAACCTGCAATCTTGGACAATCAATCGCAACTATCAGAGGAACACCGGCATGGGCAACAGAGAGCCATGCGGGATAATCAAGGGGCGCACCGAAGGGTCGCTGTCGGTCAGTTTCTCGCTGACCTCGAACACCGAATGGCTGGAGGCAGTCTTCCCCACGACCACCGGATCGCCGGTGACCAACTACGATGCCGGGAGCAGTCCGAAGACCCTCACCATAGCGTCATCGTTCCTCGATGACGCCGGCGCATCAATATCATATACCTTCGCAGGATGCCGTTGCACCAACATGGACCTCTCTGTGGAGATGGACAACGCAATAATAATAACCCTGGACTTTGTATATATGACCGTGGCAACAGGAACAGCATCACTCTCCCCGACATACGCCCTCTCTCCGCTGGAGTGGACCGACGCCGCAGTGGTGGTCGGAACCCTCTCATCCAGCACGGTGCAGAGTGCCAGTATCACAGTCGCAACAGGCGTGGAGAACCGCTACGG